AAGGAGTAAACTTGGTCATATACATACCACTACCCAAACCATTTTTGATATAGTTTGAAGAAATCACAGTATCTATGAAATCTTTAATCATATAGGTCATATCAGAAGAACCAAATCCTTCATCTTCAGACCAATCAGAAGTCCAATCAGTTGCAACCTCAGTTGCAATTTCCAATAAATCCCATTGGGGAATTTGTTCATCACCAATCATTTTGGTGAAACCACCGATTCGGTGAGAGTTAAAAACAAGGGTTTGGGGGTCAACTAAATAATTCATATCTTTAAGGTTTAATCGTTAATCATTTACATAGTAAATATACGAAAAAAAATTGAATTATCCAAGCAAAAAATGAATTATTTTTGTAAAAAAGTATAAATTTTTTCAGCTAATTTTTTATGACCATCAGAAGATAAATGGTAATCACCATTATTCTTTGAATCATGTTCTGTTAATTTGTTTTTTAATGACCACTCCCATATATTTGATAAATCGTTTGGTAAGTATTTATTAAAATCAGATGATATTTCTGGCCAGGATATTAATAAAAAATTAACATTTTTAATTTTAGAAGAAATTAAGTTTAAAACAGAATAAGTTGAAAATATATCATCATACATAATATATTTTTCACCAGATAGTCTTTCATGATATATATTAGAAAATTTTATCAGGTCTTCATCATAGTCCGAATCATTTCTATTAAACATACCCTGTAAGATATGCAGAATTCCATCTACAAAACCAACTCTACCATCAAGTTTAGTCGTATTACTTAATTGAGTATCATTATTATAAATTAATTGATATGATTTTCTATGGTATTGTGTTAATTGAAATACAATTAGTGAATTTTTTTTTATTTCATCATTTAAGTAATGATTAATTAGTTTTTTTCGATTATATTCATTACCGGCACTATTTTGTCCATGATTAAATATATTTGGAATATCTAATAAATTGGCTAAATAAGATACATAAGGTACAACTTTACCATCATGAGTTGTACCAAACGTATGTGAACACCCATATGAGTAAATATTCTGATGCATTTAGGTATCACTAACTATTTCCAATGTTTTTTCTGTAATTCATATACATCAATAGGTTCACGTTTCATGTGATGACCTTCATTGAAATGAGCACCTTTTTTAAGATATCCACCTAAAAAGTTTCTTCTCATACGATTTGAGTTATTTGGTTCTGAACCATGTACACAATGTGAATGAAGTAGAACCATATGACCTTTTTTACAATCACCTTCAATTTTTCTGAAATCGTGTCCTTCGGGCATTATACAAGGTTTACCTCGTTCATTTCTCCAATTCTTAGGATTAGTTTTAGTTCTTTCTTCATCTACTTCAATAGGTAAAATACCTAAACGATGTGAACCTTCATAATTCCAAACTGCACCATTTTCAGCATCGTGGTTATCTAATGCAAGAGCCATATTTACAATTTCATTATGACCACAACCAGTATAGAAAGCATTTTGATGTTGGTCTCTACCTAATTGTCCTGGTGGTTTGAAGTATGCCCAAGTTTGCATACCAACCAATTCACCTCCCATTAAAAATTCACAAGCCTCGATAATTTTTGGGTGAACAAAAAGAGCTTCTAACTTTTCTGAAAGTTTATGTGGATATGCAAATGGGTCCCATTCTCCCCACTCTTCACCATTTTCTTTGGTAGTTAATTGTCTTTCTTGACGAAGTTTTTCTAACTCATCATTAATTTCATCACATTCTTCTTCGGTAAGTAGTGGTAAGGTAGTAAATCCTCTATACCTCCAATCGAAGGTCATTTGTTGGATTTCTTCTTGTGTAAGATGTTTGAATGTCATATATAACCTGTTTAGTGTTTTTAGTTTGTATATCTATATATATTAAGATTTATAAAATTGTAATAAATTTGGCAAATATAATTTTAAATTAGGTATTAAATGAGATACCAATTTTATTGCAATTCTATTTGATTCAGAAACTGATTTATTTTCTATATCTCCTGTTTTATTATATTGAGTTTCTTTTGGGCCTCTAATTCTCCATTTTAACTCTACCAAAGTATATAATGGATTTGCTTTATACTTCCCACTATTAGATGGAGATACTTCGTATATTGGAGAACCCTTATCATTTGTTTTTTGTATAAAACATCTTTTTATAAATCCCCTACTATAGTCGTTATCAGTTGGAGATGGGATGTGTGTTTTTATAATTTCCTCTCTAATAGGAGATTTAACAAGTTCTTTATATCTATTTACTATACTCATATTATACCTCCGAACCTATTAATCTAAAATCACATTGTATAGAAGTTGTCCATGATGTTCCGTTTATAGAATGTGAAGTTTTAACAACCTGGTAAAAACTTGGTGGTCCAAATTTAAGAGGAATTCCTTCAAATTGTATCATATCCCCAACTTTAAACCCACTCAATCCTTGAACATCAAATGTTACTTTTGCAAGACCCGGAATAGGATTTACTCTATTTGTATATTCTTTATCAACTTCCCCCTTAACTCCCTTTTTCAATCCCCTATCAATCAATTCAACAGTTTTTAATGCAGATTTATCATCCCAAGTACCAACACATAATAAAGATTCAATTGTACCATTATCTTTTTTAGATAATTCTTTATCTGTTATATTATTAACAATATCAATTTTACCTTTTCTGTTTTGAATTCTTGAAAACACACCTGCTCTATTTGCAAATAATTCAAATGTTTTTGCATTTGCAGGTGGGGTTTCTTCTGCTTGTTCATCTTGGTTTAGTTCTTCATCAGTTGTAGTATCTTGACCAGCCAATTGGTTTAAAATAGTACCAACTTTATCCTCAACCTCACCAGGGTCTGAAAAAACTCCACCATATAGTGCGTATTGGGTATCCCCACTACCGTCTACCTTATTATTAGACATTTTTTTAATCATAACACTACTTTGCATTGCTCCAGGTATTGACATATCCCAACTTATTGAAGTAAATGGTGATTTAGTACCTCGTGCTTGATAAGTTGCAATTTGTCCAACTGTTTCTTCTGCAACATATCCACTAAAATTTGCATCTTCGATTGTCAATACGTTTGGCCCATCAGGGTCATTTAATGCAGGGCCTTCTCTTAATTGAAAATCCCAAAGTGAATTACAAGCGGCACTCATACCATTTAACATTTCAAATAATGCATCTTTAGAATTCATATTTGATTTTTGAATACATTCTATAAAAAAATCAAAGTTTATATAAAGGTCTTTTAACCATCCCCAAAACCCAGCCTTTTCTTCTAATGGTTTTACAGATTCATCACAACTATAATCTAAAATAGTTTCATCTAAATCGTATAAACAAGGAAATGCAAAAGGAACGGCTCTGGTCTGTCCAGTTGCGGGGTCATAAGCTGAACCATTTTTTTCAGCCAGTTCGTCTCCATCTGGGGCGGCATCAACTAATGGATGTAAGTTTGATTGAAATTCTTTATTACCCAATTCATTAAAGTTTATAAACTTAACAGGCTCTTCTGAATTTGAGTTAACTAACGCTTGTTTTAATCCAAAATTTGGTGCTTGTGTGTTTGGAATATATAATACAGATTTATCAGTACTAAACATATGAGGGAACGCTTTTATAGCAGTTTTAGAAATATCAATTTCTAATAAATTACTTTTAACATCAGGACAAGGAGTATCTTTAGGTTTTAAATCAACTACATATGCGTTAAATATTGCAACTGCTAACTCGAATCTAATAAATCTCTCCTCATCAAACAAAGGAATGTCTGTTGGTATTTCTAATTTATCTCCACTCTTATTTCTAATAGTAGCTCCCTTTGTTAGAGTATCTAACAAATACTGTTTTATTTCTTCATCGAAGTTTACATAATTACCTTCATATGCCCAATTATTTCCACTCGAATCTCTGTTAGTTGCCCATGAATGTATATTTGCAGTTTTTTTAGTGTTTGGTAAAGAATTAAACATCTGTTTGAATAAAGCAACACCTGGTGTACTCTCACCAATTTTTTCAGGTTCAAATGATGGTGGGTTTTGTTCATCTTCTCCATCTAATCTACTACCACCACTTTGTACTTGCATATATTCAGCAACTTGACCTTGGCCAGAAACTTTCACTTCCACATCATATGATTCAGAATCACCAAACTTCACACTACCACCGGTTACAATTCCAAGAGAAGCATCATATTGATATTTAGAATTTTTTCTTTTTTCTTTTATATTAACCCAGTTATTGTATTCAACTATATCACATGGTGTTATTTTACCGCCACCACCAACTCTCTGAGAATATCCATCGTTTGTATTCCACCCCCACTCAGTTAATATATGAAAACCTGGCTCTAAAAAGTATTTAGTAATCGTATTTACTTGTTCTAAAGTGAAACATCTAATATTAAAACTAATTAGTTTTAAGGCCCCTTGTTGGGTTTCATCTATCTTAAAATCTGTTATAATGGGAGAAGGTCGTAATCCTCTACCAGGTCCTTCGGCTTCAACAGGTGTTGATAAATCTAATTCATATCCAAGAACACCAGGTTTAGTTTGATTTCCATATCTATCTTCAAATGATTCTGGTTTATGAATGCTTTCAAGTACAAGTCCTTTATTAGCAGCAGAAATTACTCTAATCCAAGTTGATAATCCACTAACTCCACCAAGTTGCCATGGATTATTAGTATTATCAACTCTTGATTTAAGAACTTCTTGAAGTTCCGGATATAAATTTGAATACTTTGGAAAAAACATATTTATACTTTTCTAAAATCATTTAGTATTTTACTATAATTTTGAGGAACTCTTAATACCGTACCATCATCGAGAGCAAAAGTTGCATCATGGATATTATTAGCAGTAGCAATAATCCACCACAAAGAAGAATCCTTATAAAATTGATTAGCAAGAGTATCTAACCTATCTCCGGTTTGTGTTACTATATAAATATCTTCATCAGACTTAGGTATGTTTGGATATATACGAGTTCTATATACCTGTCTACCATCTTTTAATTTTTGTGTACTATTATTATCGTATCTACTTGCCATGATGTTATAATCCTCCTATTTTGGTTAGTGGGATTTGTGGTACAGTTATTGGAGGAGTATCAAATAATTTTACAGGTTTTGGAGGTATTGGGTCTGTAACTCCTTCTACTGTACCTTTATAATCATATAATTTATCCTCTACACCTGGTGTTTCTACTAATTTTATAGTCATAGATACATCAATGAATTTGGGTAATCTCAATCCATCTATATCGTTTTCCCAAGTACCATTATCAGGCATCGTATAAGTAAGAGATTCAATAAATCCTACTCTATCTTTATAGATATCGCCCAATTGAAATTTTATGAAAGGAGCATTCATAATATTATTTTGTATCTTTGGATATGTCTTAGAAGTAAGTATTTGTATCTTTTTCCAGTTAAATAAAAGTTCGGTTGAACTAACACAATATATGTTCATATTAAACGTAACTGACCTATCAACACCCTCATATACATAATAATTATATGGGTTACCAATAAATTTACTCCCCGTCCAAGTTGGTGTAGATGTTTCATTCAAACCTGTTATTACGGTTCTAAAAAATATCCTTTCATCTGGATTTGTTGATGTTACATCTTGAATCCAAAACGGTATTTGGAGTTTATCATCATCTTTTTTAGGTTGAGAAAATGCTGCTGGTCCTGGTTTATGTAAACCTGGCATATCTATACCCATTTTCTCTTTTATATCTGTGGATTTTTTTCCGTATCCACCAACTTCAGAATATGTTTTAGAGTAGGTTTCTTCATTATTTGTATAGGATTCAAATCCTCTATCAGCTCCTGTTGCAGATTCTAATTTACCTGGTTTTCCAAAAATAGCACCCCTAATTCCCTTTTTTGCCGCTTTTAATGCTCCACCCGCGGCCTGTTTACCAAGAGTTGATGGATTTCCTGCTGAATTTTTTAGAAGTTTTCCTAATCCTGTTCCATTTTTGCCATATGCATCTTGGTCTACCGCCTCATTACTTTTTAGTTTTGAAACATCTGGTTTACCTATTACTCGTGTTGGTAGTTGAGTTTCAGGAATACCCAATTTACTATTTACAGCATCCCTAACAGCAGAAATTTTTTCATTAAGATTTAGTCCACCTCCACCTCCACTACTTCTCCCTGCTGTCATTGTATCTTTATCAGGCGTGGTTCTTTGTGCAATTCTTACTGCTTGATTACCATATATTAAAGGATTGTTAACATCTACCAAAGATTTAACACGAATACCACTTAGTTCTTGTTGAGCGAAATTTTTAACATCTTGTTTAAACCCACCCTTGGACTCATTAGCAGCAGAATCTACCGCTTTATCTTGTGATGAACCCTTAAATAATTCCATTATAGTTGGCATATCCTACTCCTTTATGATTTTAATCTACTTGCAAAGTTTACTCTATTAAATGCTTCTTGTTTGCCCGCTAAATTACGAGTTAATATATCACCATCCATTTCAATTAAAGCACCTACTATAACTGCTTTTCTAACTTCTTCTAATTTTTCAATCATTTTCTTTGTATTTTCAGTAGAAGTTGTTTCTAAAGTTTTATTTAAAGTACTCATTGCTTCTGATAACATAGTAGTTGATTCAGTTGCATATTGATTAATTGTATCTAATTTGGCTTCTATGGTATCAGAACTCATTTTTAATATAGTACCTTGTACACTCTCTGCATCCAATCCACCCATTCCACCTTCACCGACACTACCACTAACAATACTTGATATTCCTCTGAATCCAGTTGTCAAAACATCCATTAAAGTAGTCATCATAGTAGTAAGGTTAGAATCACTATTTTCACCACCCACTCCCATTATTGCACTACCAATTTTATTTGTTATACCACCAAATAAATTACCCACACCCGATAGTGATGCTCCAATCGTTTCGGTTAATCCACCGAAGAATCCACTCATCTTACCTGCCATATTTGAAGCCAAATCCTCAGGTTTTTTCATTGCAATTATAGAATCTTCTGGATTAGTTCCTATAATCTTACCATTTTGAATTATACCATCATTTACACTACCACCATCAGTTAATGCTACATCAGTTTTTAAACCAAGTTTTTTCGCTAGCCAATCTGGCAACATATTTGAAAATACTCCTTTTATTTTATCTTTCAATCCTGTAAAGAATCCCCATACCATACTTGGTATTTCTTTTATCCAAGTTATAGTATTATCCCAATCTTCTTTCCATTCTTGAAACAAATTAACATCTGAAAATACGCTAGCAAGTAAATCTATTATAGTTTCTGGTATTCTTACAAACCAATCTACGAATCCACCAAATGCTTGTTTAAGACCCTCACCAATTAAAGAAAAATCAAGTGTAAAAATACCTTTTATAACATTCCACAATCCCATTGCTATATCTACAACTGAAGTAAACGTCTTAGCCATAAAATTAATACTATATGTTAAAGTACCACCAATAATCTTACCAATGGTTGTTAAAGTATCTGAGAATCCCTTTGCTTCATCTCCACCAAAAAGGTCACTAAATATATCAAAAACAGGTTGTAAAGACGTTTTGACTACCGCTAAACCACTTTGAATTCCATCAACCACACCACCAATTAAAGTTGCGGTACCGGTTATAAATGATTTAATTTGAGGCATGTTATCCTGTAAAAATTTAATTAAAGATTCAGCCAATGGAGCAAATGCAGATGCAAGTTGTAACATCATCTGTTTCATTTGGTTTTCCATCTCTTTGGTTCGTTCAACATTTTTATTTTCAATTTTTTGATTTTCAAGAGCGGCCTTAGCTTTTTCCTTAGTCATTTTAGTAATATCCTTACCACTCTTCAATAACTGTTGGGCGGCCGCTGCATCTTCATCACTAAGTTTACCAAGTTTTTGTTTAATTCGTTGTTGATTAATTAAATCTTCAATTGGCATTCCAGTTGCCTTAGCTAAAGCTTCTTGTTGATAAACATTTAACTTGGTTAAATCACCAAGTTTAGAAACCTCTTTCATTATCGCTTGTTGAGCACCAAGTGTATCTCCTTTTGCTGCTTTAAATCTGGCTTCGTTAAAATTAAGGTTTCTACCAAGAATTGCACTTGCTTCTAATTCTGAGTTTATACTATCTTCAAAATTTAATAAGCTCTTAGAAACTTCTGCTGATTGTTTTAATGATGTTCCTAATTTTCTTGCCTGTACTGCGGCTTTCATTAATTCATTTGGTGAACCTCTGAAATATTTGTACATATCGGCTGAAGATTCATTAATATCTTTCATCACCGCATCTGGTGATACATCATTTAGTTCAGCAAATTTAGCAACATTTGTAGTCATGAACTGAGCCTGTTCTTCAGTAAGACCGTTCAGGTTTTGGAACATTTTATTTGTTTGTGCTATATTATCAGCACCAATCCCATAACTAAGAGATAGTTTAGTTGCATTTGCTAATGTAGCATCAGATAATCTTTCGATACTACCAAACCCAGCAACCATTTGACCAACTACCTTTGCACCTTCTGCAACATCACCAGTAAGATTCATAGTTGATTGGCCGATACTAGCCGCTGTTTTTTCTATATCACCCATCTGGCCTTTAACAAGACCAGTTTCTCCACGGAATGATTTCATTCCGGCTTCGAATTGTTTTATCGCATAAAATCCAGCCGCTAAAGCCCCAATGATGAGTAATAATATTGCCTGTGGGCCCATAAATGCTTTTAACATTGAACCACCAGCAGCCGCAGCTCCTGCACCTAATGATTTTAAATGAACAGCAGCTCCACCAATGTTTTTACCTAACTTTTGGGTTAATCTTGCACCATTTTGCATAGATTTACCATATGCCCCTATATATTTCTTTGTAGCATTTCCAAATGTTCCCTTTAAAGAGTTAGCAGCTTTTTTGGCCATACCACCAAACAAATTACCTACAATTGGAATCTGAGAGGTATATCCTGCTAGTTTATCAACACCTTCGCCATATTTAGAATTTAAGTTTTCTGCCTTCTCCTTTACTCGTTCTATTGCCTCCTGTTGTTTACCATAAACAGCCAAACTCATATTCTGCTGTTCTAAAGCCTTTATAGCAGCTGCAGTTCCTGCCTTAGTAAACTTATTACTACCTTGTTGTAATTTATGTTCACCTTTTTTTAATTGGTTTATTTCATTTTGGTTTTTAACTATTTGCTTACCAATAGATTCTGAGCCAGATAGTTGTTTAGAGGCATCAGATAATCCTTTTATGTAATCTTTAGTTTCTTTTTTTAAGGCTCTTTTATCATCTAAAAGTTTTTTAATATTTGCCTGTAAAGCACTGACACCGCTCGCCGATATCTTTAACGCCGCTTGGTATTCTCTTTCTAATTTTAAATCTTCTTTACTGGCCATTTTAACTTCCTATTACTTCATGTTTAAGATTTGTTTGTATGATGGTGGTATCTCTTCTCCGTTTTTCTTCATTCGTTCAACTTCTTTTTGTAAATTTTGTAAAGCACTATCCAAATCTGATACGATTCTGTTTAGTTTTTTATCTTTTTTAAGTTGACGTGATAAAACTTTGCCAAATACCCATCCTACTAATCCTTCGTTCATATTATGCTTTTTAGCTAAAGCACTTGAAATTTTTGTAGATTGTTCTTTTGTAAGTTGCATTAAAATTCTCCTATTTATACTACTATAAATATAGTATAAAAAAAAAGTGAAGAATTACTTCTTCACTCTTATATTAGGACCCCTAACAGAGGGACTTGATTTTTGATTTTTTTGAGCCTGGTCTTTTTCCGATTCTTTTGCATCCACAAGTTGTTTGTAATAAAATCTTCTAAGATGAACAGGTAATCTATAAACTCCTTCTTGAGTAAACCCATTACCATAGTAACACAACTCAAAAATTTGTTTATGTAGTATAACTGAGTAGTTATTCGGAAGGCCAAAAAAACCCCACGCCCATTGGAATTGGGCGTACCTCCACTTCTCCGGTTTGTGGGTTTTCATACTCGAATTCCATATTCACATCCGGCTGTATTTCGTTAATTGCTTTTCTAAATTCTCTTGTATCTCTTGTTAAAAACTTATTGTTAATAAAGTCTGTAATAGATTTGGTATCAGATTCTCCATCTACTGCAGTAATCATATATCTATATCGTGTAGTTAGTTCTGAACTTGTACCATCTCCTCCTTTATTTAATCTTTGTAAGGCCCTAACATCAGCGTCTACTTTTTTCTCATCTCCGTGGGTTAGCATTCTCCACTCTAATTTTATACCAGTAGATGTTTTAAAGGTGTATTTATTATCTCTTGATAATTTATCAAAATCAATTTCCTTTGTTTGTACCTTACCTAAATCAACAGTATGTTCTGATGTATTTCCCAAATCATCTGCAATTTGAATTTCATATTCAGGACCATATCCTAAAATACGAACAGCTAACATTATAGCATTTTTATCCCCTATAATAATATCATCGATATTAATGTTCTTATCAACTATAATTGATTCGAATAATTTATCAAGTACCACCCCCTTTCTAATAAGATTCTGTGAAGCGAGAATTTCTTCTTCTTTCGCAGTCATGTACTTGATTTCAATCTGACCAGAGGAAAGGGGATTATCTTCTGGATAACATTTACCTTGTGATGGGAGTGATATCACTTCGGTAGGAAAATCGTAATTTGCCATATAACTTTAATTTAATTTGTTTTATATAAATATATAAAAAGAAAAAAGTTGAAAAAAGACAAAAAAAAAGTTCTCACGAAGAGAACTTTTTTGTTTATAAAAAATAAGTTGGAGCAATATTAGAATTCTAAGATAGCGTAATCGTAAGAAAGTGTTAGTTCAATCGAAGTAGGTTCGTTTGATGACCAATCCAATCCACCGAAGTTAGCTGATTGGATAAATGCACCTTTTAAAGTCCATTGTTCAATCTTATCACCAACAGGTCCTAATAGATAACATTGGATATCTTTCTTATAGAAATCTGCGTATCCATCTCTACCTGTTAAAGATTCGTGTGATGTTCTTACCCACTCCATTACCGCTTGTGCACCTGATGGTACAATTGGGTCATAAAGTGTCATTGTTACGTCTTGCCAATCACCTTTACCTTTAAGTTTTCTCTTAACGTTAATGTGGTCAAGAACAACAGTTTCAAACTGAATAGTAGGTCTTGTTGCTACTTTGATAAGATATGAAGGAATACCATCAATTTCCATGATGAACCTATTTTGCATTTTAGGTTCGAAATTGGTATAGAACATATCGTTAAATTCTAATACTTCTGCCATTTTTTGTTTCTCCTATTTTGTACTATTATAAATATAGTCCTTTTTATTTTTTATTCTAAATTATGCCGAGAACGAAGCTCCTGTTGGGAGAATGTTGAAATCTAACACGATGAATTCAGCAGTTTTCGTTGGTTGTAAGAAAATCTGTCCAGCCAAGATGTTTCTGTCGATTACATCAGGTGTGTTATTAGTTTCATCCATCACTACTCGGAATGCATATAAACCTTGTCTTTGTTGGATTCCTTCTAAATATGGATTAACAGTATTTAGGAATCTTCCTCTTGTTTGTGCCGTATTTTGTTCGAACACCAAGTATCTTGATGTAGAAGCAATATACTTCTTAACTTTGATAAGTAATCTTCTTACGTTGATTCTATCAAGTGCAGATGCTCTATCTTGAAGAGTTTTCTGACCGAATGCAACGATACCTTCACCAGGGAACGCAGCGATTGGGTTAACTTTTCCTTCATATAATGTATCTCTTTCAGCGTGTGTTAATCTGTTAAGAACTGAAACAGCTCCTACGATACCACCCCTATTCAAACCAGCGGGAGCGAACCATTCAGCTGCGATAGCATCATTGGCTGCATATATTCCAGGCATCAATACTGATGGTGGAACTGCGGTTAGTTTATTTGTTCTTGAATCGATTGTTTTAACCCATGGATAATAAGTACCAACATAGTTAGAATCTAAGTTACTAGCCTGTTCAACAGCCTGTGTAATAGTATCTGTTGAAACTTGTCCATTTGCAGAGTTGTAAGTTACACCAACAACATCCCCAATGAAGAATGCATCTTCACGAGCTTCAACCATATCAACAACTTTATCAAATACATAAGAGTGATGTCTACGAACGATACCAGGTACAGATACCAAGTTGATATCGAAATCATCTGGATTAGATACTGCATTGATTGCTTTTACATAAGCAATTGAACCACTTGCAGTTGATGTAGAACAATCGAATCCTTGAGTGTTACCACTACCGAAGTTAGCAGATGAACCAGCAAGTGCTCTTTCAACAGTTGGTGTTACACCATCAAATCCATCTTGGAAACCTACTGTAAATTGTCTCTTATTAACATCAGTTGAATCAGAACCAGTTAGTTCAAATCCAAATGAGTGAGTACCACCATTAATTGATACAGTAGCATCAAATGCGAATACTGTGTTAGCACCTTGTGTAGCTGATTGTGGGATTGGAGATAGGTAGTGTGAGTTGTCAACTTTAACAACTGCGGTTTCTAAATCAATACCACTATATTTAACACCACTTGAAGAAGTGTTATCAGCAGAACCGGTTGAGAATACAACTGCAGGTACTAATGATTCTAATGATGAACCAACATAAATTGGATTGTAATAAGCATCATGTCCAAATGGTCCAGCAGTTACAGGGAATGTACCCTCTGCCTTACATTCTACTCTAATATACTTAGAACGATTAGCGTAATCACCATTTTCAGTTTGTTTTCCATTTGCATCGATAACAAGGTTTCTATCACCTATTACTTTCTTAATGTAGTTTGGAGATGC